AACCGCCACCCGTACCGACTACGATAGAAAGTTTGCTGATTTGCTGCATACAATCCTGATTGATGAGCCAGACCGCATTAGCCCTCGACGGGTTATACAATCTCGCCCACATTTTAGCCACGTTGTCATACCGAAGCGTAGCGGCGGGCTGTCCGCCTTCTTTTGCTACAGAAACAAGACAGGGAGCGTTCATAAGCCCAAGGCACTCGCCTGCACCAGAACCATTGACAATATCCTCGTCCTTCGTCAGCGCAAACTCAGTCGATACCATCGTCGTCAGGAACGTACCCAACGCCACAGGCGAATCGGCGATAAGCTCATCTGTCGCATAAACCAACGCCGTCATTTTGTTGAGTACCAGGTTTGCCTTCGCAAGAGCGGGTTTAGAACCAGTCTTTGCTACTCCTTCGCCGGGCTTGTAGATTCTCACCCCGCCTGTCCAACTTGACGCCTGTGATGTGATGTTCACAAACGGCAGCGACAGGTTGTGATTTGCCGGGAAGTTAGTGCATCGAGGGGCAAGCTGTCCTTTCTCCTTCATTGCCGTTAAGAGGGCGGTCGAAAACTCAGCCGGAATCAAGAACCCGCCGTCGGGATTAAGGGATTCCGACATTCCCGTTGCCTTCTGGAAGTTGTATAACTTCTCATCGGGTTTGACAACCGCCATACAAAACTCACCGAAGGACTTATACGGATTGTCCGACTTATTAGGCTTCGGCTGTGCAGGGATTTTCATCTCTGCAATAAGCTCGGTTTTGAGCTTGTCGGCGATTTCCTTCGCCATAGCCGCGGGGTCAATCGGCTCATCGCCGGTATCGATGACCTTCTCAGCGATTCCTTGCTCGATGAGCAAATCCGCATCCTCCTGCGAATCCACCGTGCAGGTTTCGCCTGCTTTGCGACCATCATAATCCTTCAACAGTTTTATCTTCACCATTTGAAGACTCCTAAAAAATAATTGCAGTTTCTTCGACAAACGCTTGCGGACATCCGCTTCATCACTGACATCTCCGGCCTGTACCTGATGTCTCTGCGATTCGGCTTGCCGCTCCAACGCTTCATATCACTTCACCCTTAAATCGCGCCTTTGCCAATTTCATTGCCTCTTTATCTAAATCAGCTTTCGTGGTACTTTTTAAGGATATATGTTTGTGTGTTTTCGGCATCACTTTCGGCATTAAACTAACCTCTTTAGCCGCCTCAAAGCTGCCATCCCTTGTTTTGCAATGACTCTTGGCGGCAGAAGCTGTCCATATCTTCTTCGGATACCGAAGAGCTTGTATTTTACTCTTGCCCGCCTTGACGCCATAAATTACATCTATGCACTTGCCATTGTGCTTCTGTCCGCAAGTTACTCGATTAAACTTGTCGAAATCATTCGGATTCTCCAGCCGGCAAGCGTGTTCGTTCGGGTAGGGTTTGCTGTAATTTTCAAAGTCGGCAGTCAAGGCATCTAATTCAATACCCCGCCCCGGCCCTGGACGCTCCAATCTACGCATCTCTCCGCCACATTTCGGACACTTGATTTCGTTGCAATGCTTTTCACTTACTAATTTGTGTCCACAATCAATACATTCGCAGTTAAACTCATCGGCCTTATCCATATAGAAGATTTTTTCTTCGACACCAAGCCATTCCTTTGTCTCAGCTGAAAGACTAAGTTCTTTGGTCTTGACTGCGAGGGCAAGTGCTTCTGGATTGGCCGGTACGGGTACAGCGGAGAACTCCAATAAATCCCACTTATCATATACTCTCGTGGCTTCCGCCCATTCAGGCGCTTTCTTGATGTCATCAGGCGTTGGAGTATGAGATTTTACGGGAATAAATCCGACCGAAAATGCCTTGAGAAATCCGCCCTTGTAGAGACTGTAAATCTCCTGCGCCTTGTCTGTCTCTGCTGCCTTCCACTTGGCTGTCAATGCCTCCGGTGTTCGCTTCACCCAGAGGGCTTTGCCGATAGGCGGTTCGGAATAGTTATGGCCGAATAAGACAACGGGATTCTTGCGATACTTGGCGAGGTCTGCGCCCTTCGGCAGAAGTACCTCTTTGTCGCGGTCAACTGTACCGGTGTTAATGACGGCGGTTATCGTATTTTCTTCATCATTCGCCTCGACCTTAACGGTATAATCAGCATATTGTTTCTCTGGCATTTTCGTACTCCTTAACCCCAGTTACTGTGTCCACAAGTCGGGCATCTATTTGGCAAACATCGCCTGCAACCCTGCATCGAGCAATTCAGGCAGACCTTCAATTCCTTCACATTGACCAGCTTGGTACAACAGGGACAAGTCACATATCGCTCAGGAGCAGACACTGCAACCGTTGGCTTGGCTATGTCCCTTTTGACCTTGACTCTCTTTTCGGCGGCCTTCTTGACTGCTTCTTTCTTTTTACTTGCCATAATGCTTAGCCCCTTTGTCTATTCCATAACGGGTTTTCATAATCTCAGCTTTTTTCTCCTTCTCCGCTTCTTTCTTCTTCGCCTGCATTTTATCTTTCGATTCTTTAATCATTTCATATCCCTTCTATAATTGGCACTATCGTACACCTGCAATTTGGATGCAACGGCGGATGTTCTATTCCGTCATAATTAAAACTGAGACTTTGATTCCCCTGTTCCGGGTTTCGCATATTATCGCCCTTGCGAAAGTACGAACCTTCGACATCGACTATCTTTCCATTCATCGAAGTACAATATGCACACGACCTTGGGTCGCCCGAAGATACCCATTGCTTCTTGGTCACTCCCCCCTCAGCCCAGCCCATCTGTGCGCCCTCGTTGTGTGCCCAAATAGTCTCTGTACGAGCTATCCGCCCAGCACCATAACGATTCATATCATCGAACTCGCTCTGTATCCGTTTGCGAATTTGCCTTGGCGCTTCATTGGCAGCCATACCATCAGCAAGTGTCTTCCTCAACTGCTTCTGTTGTGTCTCCACCAAACCAACAACACGACCAGTCCTATGCTTCTCTAATGCAGAAACAGCACGAGGATTATTAACATCCCAAACTGCGCCTGGCTTTATCTTTATTGCCCGCTCCGCTGCCGACATCATCGTATATCGCATAAATACACTGGTAACTGCGTGCATCTCCTCCTGCCACTTCTGTGTATTGAACCAATTAGCAAAGAAATCAGCCAACTCAAGCTCGGACTTTTGATAAGATTTGAAGTCTCTATCGAAAATCATCAGAAGTTCCGCCTCCATTTTTCGATAAAAAACCTGCAATGCCTTGACCATATTCTCGTTGATAAAATTCGTAGGATGTCCCATCGGCGGAATAGTTCGCGGAGCTTTTACCTGCTTCGGTGGCGGAGATGGTGCAGAACCTAACGGAGCTACCGTTACCGGCATAATCGGTACGTTACCCCATTCCACTTCTTCAAGTCCTTCCCGTTGCCGCTCCTCGTTGATAGAGGTATAACCAGTCTTGGCATGCACCTCCAATTCCTTCAACCGATAGTCTCTATCCTGCGGTACAGGATTATCAAAGGCCACAAACAGATTATCTCCGAATCGAGGCAATAGTTGCTCGTTCATCTTCTGCTCCACTTTGCGCAGACGGGGCAGGACAGTATCCTTCATATACTGATATTCGCCCGCTTCGGCATTTGCCCGATTGACGTTTTCAACAGTCAGCTTACTCATAGGAACGCCGAATATAGCCGCTATTTCATTCAAAGTCGCCTTGCGACCGGCTAAAAATGACATCTCCCTCGGCGTTAATTGCAGTGATTTGACATCCGCGCCACCGGAAAGAATGGCTAATTTACCCTGTTTCCTAATACCTCCAAAGTTCTTCCGCCAATCCGCCTTCATCCTTTGCTTGACCTCTTCATTCGGCACGCCTGCCTCCGGCGGCAAGATAATCGCCGAATCCGGCACACCCCTGTTATTCATCAAAGCCGCCTCAAGCGTATCCATACCCACCGATAAATCAGCCGCAATTACCGCCGCCTGCAGAGGCCCATAACCGTAAAAAGCATTCATCGGATTGACAAACTTGAAGTGAAT